CGGGGAGACAGCTCTCCAGCTGTAAAGTTTGAAAAAGCGAAATTTACTTTAGCCATTAGGGCAAACCCTAAAGCCGCGCATTGATCAGCGTGTTACTCTGCAGCGCACCCGAGCTGGTAACGCCCGAGACGGCGCCTGGAGTACCTTCCGTTGCATCCGTAAATCGGGCCTCGGACAGTTTCGATTCATACAGCGCATACAGGTTAGCCGTCAGGCTGGTGGACTGCACCAGGGCAAAACTGACTTCACTTGCAAGACGCGCAGCAATGGCCTCGTTCAGCAGTGCGTCCCACTGATTGGGATCGGAAACGCGGGCGAGATAAACCAGATTGATGGAGGATTCGTCGCAGAGGATCTTCCGGCCTTCGACGCGGAACTCGATGTCCAGGTAATCAAGGCGCATGACGCGCAGGCAATAGGGATCGGAGGGGAGAGTGAACTGGTACGACCAGTCAAAGGCGGGACTGTCGCTATCAGCGGCGACGGCAGATCTGGTGACCAGGCAGTTCCAGGGATGTGCCCGGAAGACTGCATCGCGTACAGCATCAAAACGCTGGTTTGTTACACGCGCAGACTTGGTGTCTTCATCCCTGGCAATGATGTTTGTCGCACCCAGCATATTGAGCGCGGAATTTATTGTCTCTACTTCACTGGCCATTTTTAGATCCTAAAAATATAAGCAATACCTTTCGCACACCTTCGTGAGGTGTCACGCGATGTTCCTCATCGGAGGAATAGATCAGTGCGCCCAGATAATTGTCTGCAAACTGATCGGGATGACGGAACTGAAACACGCCGCCATAGAATGTATCCGGCGGCGACAGCAAAACACTGGCAGACCAGCGGCACCACGGCATGTGGCCGGAATCGCCGGTATCGAAATGCCAGGGGTGGCCGTCCCGGTTGTCCTCGACGCGGGCATAGGCCTGGGGCACGATGGCCGCACTGGTCATCAGGGCTGCCACTCGCTCAACCAGAGGATGGGTCAGCGGCAGGCGTCCGCACCACAGACTGTCGGCCTCGTCAGCCGTCACAATGTCAGGGTAAAGATACCTGGCTATTTCTTTTTCTTGGCCCAGCTCGGTCGATTGGTTCGTGCCCGAATTTCATCGGAGTCAATTACCTCGGTTCCGCTGGACGTAACTATTTTTTTTGGTCTAGCTTTCTTTGCCATAGTTCACCTGTCAAATTTTTCGATCAGAGAAGTTTGGGGGACCGCAATCGCCAGCCCCCCAATTTCATCAGTCTACAACGTAAGTGATGATGAAGCCGATATCCCCAGCCGCAGCTGTAGCAGCTGCTGCCTGGACCGTGAGGGACAGGTAGTACTGTCCGCCAGGATCGGAGGATTCGCCTGCATCTTCCCAGACGCGCTGGCCTGTGACGTTAACGTCACGCACCTCAAAAGCATACTCGGTGAAGGCTGTAGCAGCCTGGCCAAGCGTGATCGCGGTGGAGTAACAATCCTCATCCTTGACCACAGGGGTGCTGGCCGTGGTGTACAGGCCAACATTGAAGGTCAGTGATGGAGAACCGCCTGAGTCCATGTCGTCAGATGCCAGCTTGATCGACGTGATAGAAGCGCCAACAGGCACAGGTGCAAGGTGAATGATATCGTTGTTGTCGATATCAGTCGTTGCCAATGCAATCGTGCCTTGAGCGACTCTAGCTACGCCAGCCAGCTGGTAGCTGGGACTGAAGACTTGTGGGCTCGCTATAAAATTGGAAACGAGCGTGCTATTTTTTGTAGTCATCTAGCTATCTCCTTTCCTATTCCGAACAGAGTATTTCGCATACCTTGGCTTCCTCCATGCGGGTGGCACCAAAGGTGGCACACACATAGACTTGCGTGGAATACGATTTATCTGCGCGAGGTTCGATTTTGGACATAAGATCACGGCCCATCGCCAGCTTGATCCCGTCTTCAGCCCACGCAATAACCTTGCGATATGAGCTGGAGTCAGTTTCCAGTCTGGTTGAGGTAATGAATCTGAAGCCCAGGAACGTGTCGATTTCACCCTGTACAAGTGCCTTTCATACCAGCTACGGGTTTCCCCGCCGGATGTCTCCGTTTGTGGTCTGGACTATCCCTTCATCCGCTTGGGATGCTCACCGTCTAGTCTCTACACCTTCCCTTTCGGGCTTGGCTCGGGATTACCATCTTACAGACTTCCCCGAATTTGATGAGGTTTCGTCTAACTGTCGCCAGCTAGATAGGCAAAGTATTTACCGAGTTGTAATCTGCACTTGTCACCGTGGTGTTATTGAGCAGGTCTTCGATCTGCTCAGGTCCGACCGCGATGTATTTGGGTATCGATGGATCGACGCTGCCGTTGTCGAAAGCCTTTCGGGCTTCAACAAGCTTGGCAATTGTCAACCCAGCCGCCGGAGAACCGACGCCCACGCTGTTGGAGTTGCTCGTAGAAGTCGAGCCCGATTTCCCGGTATACGCCGTTCCCAGCGCCGCCGCAATAATCGAATCATCAACCGCACGCCCAATAGCATAGGCGGCAGCATTTGCATAACTGCTCGTCGGATCTACCAACATGGCAACCTTATCTGGATCGTCGATAAGATCAGCGTATTCGTAGGAATCCATTGTGACCATTCTACGAGAATGGGGGGTGTCCGTTTACTTCAACATGAGACGCTACTTCATGCCCGCCTTTCGGCTGCCCTGACTTTAACCAGGGTCGAGACTATATCATCATCCGCTTGGGATGTCTGGCGCTTCCACCGCGCTTGCGGCGTACTCTCTTGCGAGATAGTCGTTGAACGTTCCCTTTCGGGCTTCGCTGCTGATTGCCCTCGACTTTACGTTAGGGGTTTCCAGCAATTCACCAGATTATCGATTATGCGTTGCCGCATATCGGTCCTGTTACCAAGACAGCGGAGTATCCGCATGTCGTGACGTCCTTTTCTGTGCGGTAGCCGAACCGACCTGGTCGAAAAACGCTTTTTCGCCCACGACTGACTCCTCACTAACAGCTCGTCTCAAAAGACTACCCTTTTGCTGCGAGAGCATCTGGATATTCGTAGAGAATTGCTGTGAAAAGGCTGTAGTTACCTGTGTACTCATACAAGCTCCTTGCCTTTAAGTTAAAATGAAGAGCTACCCGTGGGAATCACGGACTCGGGGTTTATGGATTTGCGGGGGCGAAAAGCTTATCCCGACTTGGTCGCGCCGGATTGCTGCCTGGACCTTGCGGTTTGTCAGACAGTCTGCCGGCGTGAATTAGTCCTCTTCGTTAGGGTGCTTCTGCTCATGCGCTTCAAGCACCTGCCTGACGTAGCTGTCATGCTGCGGATGGCGCTGGTCCCAATAGGGGCCGTCCTCGCGCATCAATTCCTGCAGTTTCTGATCGGCTTCGCCTGGCGTGATGGCACCGGAGCCCTTGTCGCCGATGAGTTTATCTTCCGAAACACTTTCCTGTATATAGTGAGCGGCGTTTATGATCGTCTTGACGAAAGCCGGATTGTTGATCAGGGGCGTGCCGTCCGCGAGACGCAGGTCCATGAGGTCTTCCGAGCCAAACTCGATGAGAAGATTGTCGCCGAGCTTCACGCGATCATCAAAGGCGTTGCCGTACTCCTTCCTTAGTTCAGCCACTGCCTCCAGCTTCGCCGCCTCGACATTCTGGCTGACCGCCTCCGGGTCCGCCGCCTCAGGCATCTGTTCCATGTACCAGCCCGCAAGTGCCTTGGCCTGTCGATCAGACAAGCCTGCCTTATGGGCGACATCGGAAAACCCGTTGACAAAATCCTGATCGACCTCGGCCTCGCCGAAATCATATTCGTACCCTGTCGCGGCATCGGGCCGTCCCAGTTTTCCGTAGACCTCGGACCAGTCGTCGTCGGTTGCCCACTTGCCGGGGATGGGAATCTTTTCCGCACCGACCATTGACTGGGCGTGGATCATGGTCTTTGCCAGGGCGCCAACGTCTGTAATATTCTGTAACGACTGGTGATCCCTGAGATCATCGGGCAACTGGTCGCGCCAGCTGCTGTCCGTTGCTGGTGTTTCAGTTGTAGGTGTGTCTGCATTCATTATCACAGACGGTGCTGCCGGTTCTTCGCCCGACACCGCTACCTGTTCGTCAGCCACTAGACATTCTCCTCTTCAGTTGTTCTGGGTTCCTTCAGCATGTTCTGCATAAACAGGATTACGCTCCGCTGGCCGTCGCGGAACGCGGTTTCATGGGGGTCACCACTGGTAAACACCGGGGCGCGGATATGGAACCTCAATTCAAGGTCTTCCATGATCACCTCGCCGTCGTTGCTCTCCAGTATAAATCTGTACGCCGCCCGTAAATCTTCCGGCGTCATGCGGCACCAGGCCCTGGTATGATTTCAGCGCCTTCGGGCACCTCGCCCTCGACCGGCATGTCCGCCATGTCGCCAACCGCCTTGACAGCCGGCGCAGCCTTGCCTGCGGCTTCAGCCATCTGCATGGCCTGCATCTGTTCCTGCTCGGCCTGCTGTGCCTGCTGGCGCTGGGCGCGGATCATCTCGACTTCCTCGCGTCCGCGTACCACCGCTGCCGGTATTCCCAGCACCCTGATGGCGTGCTTGGCGAGCCCGTCAAAGTCGATCCAGTCTGTAATTCCCGGCTCCAGCTGCTGGAGAGGTGCCAGCATCTCGAGCATCCGCACGATTGACTGCACTTCGCCGCTGCGCTGTGCCTTGGCAATGGGCGATACATACTCAATTTCAATGTCGAAGTCGGCCATGAACTCGGGCGGTGCGGGCAGCGCCTTCTCACGGCTCAGAATGTTGAATGTCCGCTCGATGAGCGGCTGCAGGAACTCCGCCTGCAGTCTTCCAAGTACCGGACCCAGCAGACGCATCTTTTCCTCGGTTCTCTGAATCACTTCCGTAGCTGTCATGGTCTGGTTCTGCGACATGATCAGCTGGTCTACATAGAACGCCGAGCGGATCGCCTGGCGTCTCTGGTCCTCCATCGCCAACCCCAAAGGCTGGTTGGCGCCGATGTTGAGCGGCTCAATCCTGTCCCTGGTGCCGGAACGGTAGAAGTTCAGTCCAGACGGCACCGTCCTGACAGGCAGCATGAAGCCGTCGTCGGGCACCATCAACGGAGGGTCGATCTGCTTCTCGGCTGCCCGGATGGTAATTTCGGACATCTTGTTCAACATTTTTGTGTCGGCCAGGCAGGCCATTGCAGGGCTGTGACCGAAACCCAGCTCAGTCGATGACTTCAGCCAGCGGGGCACCACATAGGGCATCTCGTCGTAGCCCGACTCGCCCAAAA